TGGATATCATTATCCATGTAGGTTTCGTGCTCGTCCCAGAGGCCCATAGGGCCGCGGATACGGCTATTGACCGTTTCCTTGGTGATCTGGGTTTGGAACACGTGCTTGTAGCCCACCAGGCGCTCACGCTCGGTGATCTTCAGCATATCGTGTTCTTTGACCTCGTCATTCAAGGTCAGCTTGGTGGTAGCGATGACAATGGAGAACCACGCCTCGATACCGTTGTTTTTCAACGACCCGGCTACCGGCACCGCGGTTTCCATCACCATTTCTTTCTCATTGAGCTTGGTGAGGGTGTGAGCGGTGAAGATGACGATCTTGGAGCTGTTGGCCACCAGATCCTGCATCACATGGCGGAAGTATTCCGCGAAATCGCCCCAGGCCTTGCGGCCGTCGGCAGCAGGCTTCACGAACTTGCTGACGTACATGTCCAGCAAGAAAGTGAGGGTGTCGACGATGATCACCTTAACTTCCGGGTCATCCTCGGCTTTGGCGAACGCCTGGTCGAGTTGATGCGGGTTGGTGATGGTCAGGTCGTACTTGAACTTGGTGCGAAAGGGCAATCGCTTGCCAGCTTCGCAGTTGAGGTACATGACCGACTCTGGGTTCTTCAGGTTGCGCAACGACGCGGATTTACCCGAGGCCGAGGGGCCACAAACCAGGACCAGATGGTCATTGATGCCTTTGGACATACAGTCCTCCTTTGAAATCGAAAAAGCCCCCGGATGGGGGCCTATTTACGCTACACGCGCCATGATGCGCTTGTTAACGGTCTTCATGATGGTTGTCATGATTTCCATCTCATCAAGCTTGTCTGGCAGCTTCTGATTGAGCGCGATGACCTTTTCCATTACTGGATTGGCGTCAAAGCCGGCGTCCACCAGGATAGTGGCGAAACGGAGCAGCATATTGTTGCGATTGCCGTCACCGGTGTTGTTGATAACCCAACGTTCCAGGTTATCCATGTGTTGCTGGGTTTCCAGCTTCACTTTGCGCTCTTCGTTCTTCGAGGTCTTCGGAATGAACGGAAGTACGTCGAACAGGTCGCCTTCGGTGTACTCGTAGTGACCTTCGTTGGTCAGCCACTTTTTGCAGCGGTGCGCACACTGCTCATCGACTTCAAACGGCAAAGACGCCAACACACCCTTGTAGAATTCCTCGTAGTCCTTCTTGTCCAGCTTCAACTTGTAGTTGAGGGGCAGCACAATACGGAAGCACGGATTTTCGGCCGTGTGGGATTTCGTGGTGTAGTAGAACGCTTTATAGCCGGCCAACAGAGTCTTGGCAGTTTCAAGCGGGCAAGTGCCGTCGATATCCAGCACCAGCATGTCGAAACCAGGAATGGCGCCTTCTTCGTTGCGGTACCCGCCGTGTACGTGGTGCGTAAGCCAGTTGATACCGTTACGCTTGGCTACCATGTCCAGCTTGTCCCAGGCCACCGTTACGTTCTTGTAGTCGCTGGTCATATCCGCATTCGCGGTGTAAGACAGCGTCAACTTGTCGAGATTGGTTTCTTCCAGGGTTTCACCCCGGATGAACTCGATACCGTCGGTGAAGGCCTTCTTGATGATGATGTTGTGGCGATACCCGTAGGCAATAGCCAGTTGCATCATTTCAGTGCGCGCAGACTGGGTGCCCTTGTAATAAGGCAGCTCAGTGATCAGGTCGTGCTGGGTCAGTTCCTGATTGCAGGTTGCAATGAACTTGGCCAGCTTGATGTAGTTCTTTTCGCGCGACATGAGCATCTCGAATGCTTCACCGCAGTCTTCAGCCAGGCGAATGGCGTTCTCCAGGTGATCCATGGTGATTTCCGGCGAACCGTCAATAAACGCATAGCACCCGGCAACTTTCAGTGCCTTGAAGTAGCGGTGGGCCTTCTCTGCCTTCCTGGCTTCGTCGTGCTCAGGGTAGGTGGCTGCAACACGCTCACAATCCAGCTTGTACTGGATAATGGCGAGTGCAACTTCCTTGTCCATGGTCAGGACTGTATTCAGGTGGCTGAAGTCGGCCAGGCGGCCCAGTTTGACCGCGAAGTCTTCAATGAACTTGCTACTGACCTGGTTGGTCATCAGCTCGTACACCTGCTCCGGGGTCAGGTTGAGGTTGCGCTCGGACTCGCGCCCGTAGCTGAAGAAACAGCGCCGGGCATAGCCGATATCCAACATGCTGTTGAGCTCTTCCTCGATCTTGCCACCATCCAGCAGCTTGCTCGGCGTACCGAACATAAGCAGGTTGGTTGGTGTCTTGCCGATGATTTCCTCGCTGCGCACGTTCTCGGTGGTCACCTTGGTCAGCTTTTGCTTGATGCTACCAACGTCGTACAGTTCCAAGTACGTGGTCACGACCTCCTGCCGGCCCAACAGGTTGCTGCCGATTTCGTCGATGATCATGTTCAGGGAACCGGCGTTCGCCATCAGCACCTTGTGGCGCAGCTGCTTCACCGCTGCCGGTGTGGCATCGTCGAAGTCGTAGATGAACGGGCCCAGGCTGCCGTACTCCTTCTTGACGGCTTGCAGCTCGTCATTCGGGTCGACGCCCTTGCGGGTTGCACGGCGCGAAGCCAGCGTGTCCAGATTGGGCTCGGCGATCAGGTCGAAGTTTTCCATGAAATTCTCGCGGAACAGATGCGTGATCTCGTTCTGCAGGATGTTCGAGGAAAAGCCCTTGCCGGCACCAGAGGTAGCCAGATTGAGCGCGTACATGTTGACCGGGATTTCACCGCGGTCATGGGTCTTGATGCGCACCCGCATTTGCGAGGCGATCATGCAGAGGTGGAACGTGGCCTGCACCCGGAAGAACAGAGTATTGCTACTCTGGGTCTTCTCGCAGAGCAACCGAACCAGATGTTCGGTCGCCGGGTGCGGAACCATATCCGCGTATGGTTTCATGGATTCTCCGTTGCGTTAACCAAGCACCAAATCGCCGGAGGCGATCAGCGCGTCTTTCTGTGTGCAAGCACTGAAGCCAGCACAGTACAAGCAGGCTTTCACCTGACCTGGAACCTTCTTGATGAACCCGGTGCCACCGTCGGCGTGGAAACGCTCCGAGGCCTCGCGTTCAGTGTCGAAGTTCTTGGTACTGCGCTTGCCAGGGATATGGGCATCGGCAGCCTTCTTGTAGTACTTGTACTGGTCGTCACCGCGCCACAGCTCTTTGTCAGTACACGGCGGGATGTCAGTTTCCGGTGCCTGGTCGTATTCCTGCAACAGGCGTATGCGTTCGCCGGCCCACTCTTCAGTAGTACCTACGTCCCACAACTCGTAGCGCTTGGTGAGCATGCGGTGTGGTGGATAGCCTTTGGCACCCAGGGTACGGCTCATCATGCGGGACCAGTCCGTGATGTTGAACGTCACGTTCATGTGGTCCTTGGTGATGATGTGCGGGGCCAGTAGCTTGTACATGGAGCCCTGTTTGACGTAGTCCTCACCATCGGTGTTCATGTACTTGAACGACCCGGTGTTCTTGAGGTCTTCGACGACGCCGCCGCCAATGAAGTCGGCCTGGCCGGAAACCATCACACCAGCAATGCGCTTGAAGAAGCGCACCTCGGTGTAGCACGGAATGCAGCCAGGCACTGCGTCAATCTCTTCCTGGCTTGGGTTCACCAGCACTTTGCTGGCTACCCGCGGCGGGCTGCCCAGTTCCATGAGGGTCTTGCGAACCTCCTCGATTGGGCGCTTCCAAGCACGCTCATGCCCGTCATGAATAGCGGCGCCAATGCGGTTGGCTATCTGGGCTTCCACGTCGATGATCAAATCACCGGGTGGAACCCGGCCAGCCAGGATGACTTGGCGCGTAGGCTTGATCAGGGTGGTCACCGACACATCCGCGTTACCGCGGCTGTAGTAGTCGGTGCCCAGGAATACCTGAGCAAACAGGCTCAAGCCAGTGTTGTTGGTGTACTTGCGTGCGACCTTTTCATCACTCATCAGGGTTGTCCTTCAGCCACTGGCCAATGGTTTCATAGGCCTCTTTGATGTCTTTGCGCATGGACTTGCCGCCGGTGCGCACGCCTGGTACCAGCAGCTTTTTGCGTGCATGGGTCAGCCGGCTGTCATTGAGCGGGAACAGCGTGTCGACACGGTAGGTGTCTATAGCTACCCAGTTTTCAGGCAGACGGCGCCAGTAGGCCGGGTAAGCGTCGATGGCGTACTGCAGCGGGTCTTCCGTGGTGGCTTTGTTGCACGGGTCCTTTGACAGGTCACCCATGCGGATACGGACCACTCCGTTGATCTTGATGCACACGTCACCCGGGTTCTCGCCCTTGATAACTTCGACCTTGTCGCCATTGGTGCCGGTGGCTACCAGGCCCACGCTCTCTTCGTCGCGCCAGGCAAAGTTCTCGATTTTGACGGGGTAATAGTCTGTGGTCTTCGAGTCGAAGAAACGCAAGAATCCACTTTGCTGGTCCAGGGTCATGCCGAGCTGCATGGCGCCCACATTGATGTGTCCGTCTTCGGACCATTCCTTGAACACGGCCAGAGACCAGTCACGTGCACTGTTGTAGCGCTCTTTCGGTTGCTCATGGCCTCCGATGTACATGATGCGGAGTTTTGGCGTACCGGTGACTGCGTAGGGGCGTACTACCACCAGTGGCACATATTTGCCTTCGCCGAGCATGCCGACGATGGGTAGTACAGGAACAACTAGCATGGACATGTGATACCTCACTTGGTTTGGGCAGCGTGAGCTGCGCGGATTTCAGCCAGCGTCGGGGACCGACGTACCAGCTTGGAATAGTCCTGCGGTACTTCATGAGCCTCAAGCTCAATGGCCCAGGCATTGTCGAAGTCACCTGAGATTTCCCAGGTGTCAGCGATCTTGTGGCGTGTGATCAGGGCAATGGCCAACTTGGCCGCTGCCATGTATCGGCGCGCCTGACGCTCTTCAAGCTGCATCACAACCTTTATCAGGTCGGTGCTGATGCGCTTGTTGCAGGACAGCAGGGTAAACAGGCGAGTGGCGGACAGGCGTACCTTGTCGTGGCTCTCGTCCGTCAGGCAGATGCCCGTGAGGATATCGTCCACACCACTGTTGCTGGTGTGGTTGAGCAGTGTCCCGAAGAAGTGGTGGTGCGGGTTATTGACCCAACGTGTACGCGGACCGCCGATCACTACCTTGTTGGTTTGGTGGTTGCGGATACGATCGGTACGGGCTTTCCCAAGATGGCCCCACAGGGTCGGAAAGTCGTCGATGTGCGGGGAGGTTTGCATGGGAAAATCCTTAGAAAATGATTGATCAAAAAATGAGCAGTAAACGGCCCCATTATATAAAGGGGTCTACTCCGTCCCCTTCGCTTAAAGCGCGAAAGCTACCGGAGGTAGCCCCCAGGCTCCGCACTCCTCCCCTACTTCTAGGGGAGGTCGAGCACGGGCCGGCGCGCCCCTAGCTGACCGGCGCAGCCGGTGCTGCGACGGGGATGCGCAAGGCACGGGCGATGACCGAGCCGTAATAGACGCACAACGAAAAAACCCCGTCACATGGACGGGGTCTTGTTAGAAGTGTCAGCAGGGTCAAGGCTTAATGGGCGATTGGTGTGTGTAACCCGCTGACAGGGATGAATATAGGATTGTGGTGTTCATATGTCAACAGGACGCTCCAGTCTACGCCGTACACCGCTGTCGGGCAGCACCGCTGCGCGGTCAGCCCTCGGCGCTTACCGGCTTGACTGTTCGCTGGTGTAATTGGGGGTTAGAATGCTGTCTAACACCCAATAGGAGGCCAATGATGGCTGTATGTACTCTTGACGCAATGGGTAACGCCACTTGCGGCACCGGGGATTGGAACGGGCCTAAACCCGGCGACCCGGACATGACGCACCTGTTGCTGAAGGCTACAGCAGCTTTCGGCGGCATTGATGTGGAATGGACGTTCCCTAACATCAACCCAAACGCAGTAGCGTACACGATCATCTATCGTAGCCTGCTGCCGGACCCGCTTAGCGCCGTACAGATCAAGTTTGCCCAGGGCAACTTCTATTACGACGCCCTGCCGGCCGAAGACAAGAACCGGTATTTCTACTGGATTCGTGTTGTTTCCATCTACGGCACACAGGGCGATTTGATCGGCCCAGCGTCCGCGGTGTCGAAATCTCGTATTGAGCAGACTATTGAAGAGCTGACTGGCAAGATTGACGCCGGTGTACTCGCGCAGTCTCTCAAGAAGGAAATTGACCGTATTGAGCTGAACAGTCTGGGCATTACCCAGGAAATCCTGGACCGGGCTGCGAATGATGATTCGTTGGGCGCACGTATCACTGAAGTGTCGGCATTCACCGGCGATACCCGGGCACTGCTACAGGAAGAGGTCCTGGCGCGCACATCCGCTAACGAAGCGTTCGTCTCTACGGTCAACACTCTCTACTCGACTTTGAACGGCAACATTGCTGCCGTACAGACTCAAGTGACGGCATTGGCCACACAGAACAGCGCTCTTGCACAGCGGATGGACACTCTTGAAGCTCAAGTCGGTGACGACCTGGCTCAAGTAATGCAGCAAATGCAGGTGAAGATTGATACGGTTGACGGCAAGGTAACTGCCATCGGCGCCCTTTGGACTGCACAAGTCAACGTCAATGGTTTGATTGGTGGTTTCGGTGTCTACAACAATGGTCAAACTGTTGAAGCTGGCTTTGACGTTGACCGGTTCTGGATTGGCCGCACTGGCACCAACAAGCGCAAGCCATTCATCATTGATCAGGGTACCGTCTACATCGACGAGGCTGCGATCAACAAGCTGGTGTTCAGCAAACTTCGCGATGAGTCTGGCTCGCTGATCGTTGAGAACGGTAAAATCAAGGCCCAGTACCTCACTGTTGAAACCTTGATTGCCACCGAAGCACGTTCTCCTGACTACTCGCCTGGTGTGCGAGGTTGGTCCCTGAACAAAGATGGTACAGTGGAGATCAACGGCAGTGTGGCGGGGCAAGGCCGGATCAGGATCACCAACCAGTTGATCCAGGTGTTCGACAGCAACAACGTACTGCGTGTACGCATGGGTATTTGGTAATGACAGCGGGTATCACGGTTTACAACACCGGCAACATAGTTCAGATCGACGAAACGTACCGAAACATGGTACTGCTACGCTCTGGGCAGTTCACGGCTAACCTGGCTAATACCACTGCCGACCTTTGGTACAAGAACTTCTTACAGGATACTTGGGTAAAAACAACCAAGCATGCGCAGCTGTTCGTTACATGCCCTAACCCAGGCATCACCATGGGTGCAGGCTCTTACCGTAATGGGTACAAGATCCCTAACTTCTTCTATCCGCAAGGGCAGTCGGTAACCTTCCAGTTCTACATTTACGACCTGGTTGGTGCTGCACTTTCTGACCGTGTAGGCCTACAGATATTCGACGGCGCTGCCACCTTGGTATACAGCGCTTATGACTACCCGTTGCGCTTAATACACCACTTCAGGGCTAGTGGTCAGGGTACTGGCACACTGGTTTACACAGCACCACACAGCAATATTGCAATCGCCAGTGCTGGAGGCGGATACGCATGGGATGACGATGGCGTAGACTCGGAATCCTTCTTTACCCGTCTTTGGACTGCTGGGGCTCAAGTGCACGCACGTACAGTAAGTTATACCAACCCTGGCGGTGCCGGGGGCGGTGGTTACGGTGACCCGGACCCCGTGGTGCAGGTTGCTGATATTTCCAACGTTCCACTTAACTATGTGAGGCCTTAAATGCCACAGGGTTTACAAGTATTTAACCCCGACGCAACATTGCGTAACGACATATCCGACAACCTAACCCGGGTCTTGGGTTCTATAAAGGCCCCTTCGACCTTCGGGCGCGTTGCTTGGCCGTACCCTGCCATCGTAGCTTCTCGACGCATGGTTACCACTGTGTCTAACGTGCCTAGCGCCCCCAACGACGTAACAACGGCGTATGCTTTTTACGACGCGGCCGCGGGTAACGTGTATTACAACCAGGGCGACGATAAAGCGCCTATTGACATCCTTTTCATGACTTATTGAGTGGATAGCACTCACCGGGCATACACTGTAGACTTGCTGCGGCAAATAACCTATAGGAATGCCCATGACCACCACTGTACTGTTCACTTTCGTGGCCCCCGATGGTAAACCCATCGCGGACACGGAATTCGTGGTGACGCTGCGTAAAGCAGCGTTTCACGAAGATAATCCAGGGCTCATTTACCCGGATACCGTAAACGGTGTCACTGACGCCAATGGCTTGTGCTCTCTGGAACTTCAACCGGCCAACAAGCCTTACTACCTGTCTATGGACCTGTCTGGCACTGAATTCGAATCTGAATGCGGTGCTGCGCTGCGCTTCCGTTTCATGGTGCCCGTATCCGCCGTACCACTGCCGATCCGTGACTTGATCGTCACTGACCCTACTTGGTCCCAGCCGTGGGACGAACTGGCACTACAAACCATCATCGACGCCAAAGTTGCGTCGCAAGCTGCAGCTGCAGCGGCTGCTGTGAGTGAAGACAACGCTGCCAACAGCGAGGCGGCTGCTCAAGCCAGTGAAGCGGCTGCTGCCGACTCTGCCGCCAGCGCGCTGACCAGCAAGAATGCCGCCAAGGCAAGCCAGGATGCGGCGCTGGTATCGCAGAACGCGGCCAAGGCCTCGGAAACTGCGGCCAAGGCTAGCGAGACCGCTGCTAAGACCAGCGAAACCAACGCTAAAACCAGTGAGACGAATGCCAAGTCCAGCGAGACTGCTGCCGCTACAAGCGCTGCTGCTGCTCTGGCCAGCGAAGGTAAAGCCAAGACCAGCGAAACGAATGCCAAGGCATCTGAAACTGCTGCTGCTGGATCGGCTACCGCTGCGGCGGGCTCTGCTGCTGCTGCACTGGTGTCTCAGAATGCTGCCAAAACCAGCGAGACCAACGCCAAAACGTCCGAAACCAATGCTAAGTCCTCGGCTGATGCTGCCGCTGCTTCGGCAGCTAACATGCAACCACTGAGCCCCAAGCTGACGGCTATCGCGGCCGCTGTATGGTCCGCTAACCAGATGCTGTACTTGACCGGCGCCGAAAGTGTTGCTGTCACTGGTTTGACGGCCGCTGGCCGCGCCTTGCTGGACGACGCTGACGCTGCCGCACAACGCACCACTCTTGGATTGGACACCAGTGCAACCCTGGCTGCTACTGTTGCTCAGGCGCATGATGCAGCGCAAAACTTGCCTGATACCTCGGTAACTCGTGTGAGTGAGGCTGTGTACGCATCCCGCAAGAACTTTGGTTTCTACTCCGGCAGTACACCTACGTACAACATCGATACTTTACCCGCTGGCTGGTGCGGCCTGTTGTCTACTGCAGTGGCTGGCACAAAGCCGCCCCTCACAGGTAGTTTCTTCTGGCTGGAATCTCAGGCCACGTATACGGGGCAGTCTGCAGTACAGATCGCTTATCAGTATGCCGGGGGCGCCACCTCCGGCACGCTGCTGGAACCGCGTATGGCTATGCGCGTGCGAAACCAGCCAGGTAATGCCTGGAGCCCGTGGGGTCTGGTCCTGACCAGCTATGACAAGGTGTCCGATAGTGCTGATGCCACGGCAGATAAGCTGCTGACGGTAGGCTACCGTGGCCTGGGGGCTCTGGTTTCCCCTACCTTGCTTGACTTAAGCGCGCCTGCTGACTTTGTAAATGGCTTCGGGTGGACCACTTCTGGAACTCTTAACGTACCCGTTGGATATGCCTCCGGCAGCAACGTATTGAGCCTGTCGTCTAGTGCTGCTGAAGGTTTCCAGATGATCTTTTCGCGAAACACCAGTGGTCGTTTCGCTGTACGGCGACGTATCAGCAACAGCTGGGGTGCTTGGGTAGAGCCGGTGTTGCCAGGTGATTTCGGTCTGGGTACTGCCAACCCCAACCTGGCGGCCGGTACGCAGCTTGACAGCTTGAACACCTCTTGCTTGTTCCAGGCTAGCGATGCTACTCCACCTGACTGGTCTGGCCCAGTCAGCGGTAACTACCCCATGGGTATCAGTTTCTACCGTAGCTCCATAGTGCGCGCACAGTTGGCATTGTCTTACGGAAATGCTGCCAACGCCGGCGCTTTCCGCCGTGCTACCACGGGTTCGGGCTGGGGTGCTTGGTCCAAGTTGCTGGAGCGTTCTGACCTGGTAGGTACCGTATCCGGTACGTCTGCTGCACCGACGGGCGCTGTCATTGAGCGTGGCAACAACGCCAACGGTCACTACGTCAAGTACGCTGACGGCACTATGATCTGCTGGCGCCGTGCTACTGATACAGGCTTGGCTATCAGTACCGCCATGCGCGGGGCATTCCGCAGCGATATAGTTGCCTGGACGTTCCCGGTCGCGTTTATTGAAGCGCCTATGGTGGTCGGGGCAGCCAAGAACGGCACAGCTAGCAGTGTAGTAACCACTACCGGAGCCAACGCCTCCGTCAGCTACTACTACGTGCACCCAACCAACGATGCGGCCCTCGACCGCAGCGCTGACTTTATTGCCATTGGCCGGTGGGTATAAACCATGAAAATCAGCTTTTCCCCTGTACTGGGTGGTGCCGAATACGACATCACCGTTGAAGGCGACACTATTTGGCTTGACGGCGTAGAACTGGACTTCAGCCCTATGCCCGAAGGTGCTTGGTTGCCCAACAGCGCTATTGACTGCGACAATGTGATCGGTGACGTAATCCGCAAGGATGGTCACATCGAAATCACTGTCAGGCTGTGGCACGGGTCTAATGCCCCTTACGAGCGTCGTTTCCCCGAGCCAATCCTGGTAACCGAACCGGGCAGCGTAGAGCTGCCCCCTTACGACATTATTCCTGTAGAGGAACCTTACATTGAACCTGAACTTCCAACAGATGAAGACACAGGAACAGCTCCAGGCGGAGCAGGAGACAGTGGCGCGGAAGCTCCGCTTGACGGAGATTCAGGAGAGTTTGCTGGAGACCCAGTGGTGGGTATTCCGTAATCTCGAAACCGGTGCTGCAGTGCCACAAGAAGTGGCCACTGCACGCGCTGAATTGTACGCAGAGCTTGATACTCTGCTGGAAGCCGGGGTTTGACCCCGGCAACACTAAAGGAGCAACTATGACTACCACACCACGCGGTGTACGCAATAACAACCCAGGCAACATCGACTACAACCCCCGTAATAACTGGCAAGGCCAGGTGGGTATCGAGGTAGGCGTAGCCAAGCCCCGCTTCGCACGTTTCAGCGAAGCCAAGTGGGGTATCCGGGCGCTGGCCAAGCTGCTGCTCAATTACCGCGGTAAAGACGGTATGCCTGGAGTTGGTAAGCCAGGTATCGACACTCCGCTGGAATTCATAAACCGCTGGGCGCCGTCCACCGAAAACAACACCCGTGCGTATGCACAGGCGATCGCCAAGCGGCTGGGTGTGTCTGTGCTGGCGCACATCGACATAACTGACCCGACAACGCTCACTGAGCTGGTTACCGGCATCATCATCCACGAGAACGGCTACAACCCCTACGACGCTGCGACCATTGCCGCTGGCGTCAAGCTGGCGCTGTAACCATGCGCGTGCTGCTGTCTAAGCTGTTGCCGGGCCTTGTGGTCACGGCAATTGCCTGTTTGCTCTGCCTTTGGGGTGGTGTAGCGACTGAACATCGCGTTAACCTTGAATGGCAGACCAAGTGGGCTGAAAAGGATGTTCAGCTGCAAACGGCGCGAGCCGAGGCAGCAGAACGTGAACTCAAAGCGCAGCAAGAAACTGCTGCTGAAATTGACAGGATAAACCAGGCCCATGATCAAGCCATGGCTGAAATGCAGCACGATGCAGCTGCTGATCGTGTTACTGCTGACGGGCTGCGTGCAGACCTCGCCAGTCTCCGCGCCAAGTTACAAAAGCAAGCCTCCGGCCCTGGACAGCAAGTTGACTACGCTACAAAGGCCAGCATGGTGCTCTCCGACTTGTACGAAAGCTGTACAAGCCAACGAAGAGACCTCGCGGAGAGTCTTGAAGGAGCTGGAATCCAGCTACGCACAATAGCTGCGCAGTACGAACGAATCAGGGGCCAATAGGCCCCTTTTTCATTACCGGGGGAACAGACAGCGCCAAAACTGGCGCCACTTACTCACTGGTTTCGGCGGTGCGTCCACCAGGGTGCAGTACGGTTCAACAGGGCGCTTTAAAGGAAGTGCCTGGTGGTACAGCGGCTCACACACGATTTGTATCGGTGGATTGCACACACTGCACATGAACTCGTCGTTAAGCAGGTCATGGTGTGCAGCTTTCAGGCTGTAGCCAAAACCACGGTGTAAGTGCTGTGCAGTTTTAGTCTGCACAACCACACGCATGGCTATTTTGCCGTCGCTGTAAAACCGGGCATGCAACTTGCCCGGTCGCAGCCAAGCCAGGGCCATCAGCCCATCACCTGTTTGGCCAACGCCCCAGCTTCTTCGCCGGACATACCTTCTCCTTCCTCGGACAGGAAGACGATCAGCTCGTCCATGGGGTCATGTCCCATCTCTTCCAGAACACGCTGGAAGCAGTCAGCTTGGGTGGCCATGTCGCCCCAGCCACACGCTGACACGTCGTAACCGCGCTCAGCGATTTGCTCTGGGCTACCCAGCATACCGCCCGAAAACTGCGCGGCCAGGGTCTTGAACTTGTCTTCGTCGTGCACCTCGAAGGTGACGCTGAAGTACTTTTTAGGAGACGGTTGGGTAGGCATAGGTACGGTCCTCGATTTTGACGTCGCCGATGTTGTCGTAGGCCTGGGTACAGGCTTCCACGATCTTCTTGGCTTCAGCCTTGGCTTCAGTGCTGGTTTGGTCCAGGCTCAGCCCTTCCAGCGCAGCTTCTGCAATGATGTGGCTCAGCACATTCTGCGCCATGCGACGGATACCCTTGCGGCGCGAATCCAGGTAGGCCTGGCGGCGTTCGTTGGCAGCAGCCACGATAGTCAGCTGTTCAGGGGTGAAACTGTCCTTTGGGTTCACTTCGGTTTTTTTGCGAACTTGTACATCCATTACTGCGGTCATAAATACTCCAGACACAAAAAAGCCCGCGCTAGGCGGGCCGTGTGAACGTTTTGGTTATTTGGCCTCTTCAGGCAAGTTGAATCGCTTGATGAACAGCTTCTCTGCGATAGAGAAGACTTTACCACCGTAGTGCGCAGCTACCGATACACAAATTGGCATCGTAGCCCAGCCAGGCAATTCCGCCTCGACCTGCGGGTACATGTCGTACATCAGGTATCCGGCGAGGATGCTGCCGCCCATTTGGGAGGCAAACCACAGGAAACTGAAGGGGTGACCTCCAGTAACGCGGTTGGCCACTGCAATAGCCCCAGAAATGAGGCTGATGAACACTGCGCCGATGATACCCCACAAGTCGGGGTGTTCTTTCCATGGCATGGTGCTGTCTCCGGTCAGAAGTAGTGACTGTCATGTGACAGCCGGAGTGTACCTATCAACTGACCGGAGCGGTAGGGTTTTAGGCCAATACTGATAGCCAGATAGTGGCCAGGCGACGAAGTGCCTTATATTTAGCCGATTTGCCCTTTAACACACTGGCCAGCTCGCTATGCCACTCATAACCAACCAGGGCGTTCATCTCAGCGTTTACATTCTGCGACATGTAAAACATGGTGCTGTACATGCTGCAACGGCGCGCAGTGTCGTCCCAGGACTCACCAGTCTCCTTTTCACGCTTTTCAGCGTAAGGTTTGAGCAACTGGTAAGTTGTTTCGTTGTCGAGCAGTTCATACGCAGTACGGTATTCGTCCAGTGCATAAACCAGGTCATCAACATTGATTTCCTTCAGCCGGGCGGGGATGCCCGTTGGTCCGCTGACATTGCGCAGATGCCCGGTGAAGGTGAACTCGGGCCCTTGCGTGGCGGTAATGCTGGCGTACTTGCCGTCGGTACCTACAGAGGACGCTGTGAACGCGGCAGCACTCAGCATAGGGTCAGTGGTGTCCAGTGTTACAGTCCAACGGTGATTTACCGTGTGCTGCACCTGTACTACCGGCTCAACAGTCACTTCTGACATGGCTTCAGCTCCAAGATGGCGTCGGTAACGGCGCTGATCATGGCCTGGCTTTCTTCAGGCATCTGGCCAGTCACGATGCTGACAACGTGCTGGCGGCTGATGGCCGGGAAGTATGCCGGGTGGGCTTCGATGATGCTTTGCGCGACTTCGTCGACTTCGCTCATACGCTACCCTCCAGGATCTTGTGTTCGACGCTTTGGGACACGATATCGCTGGACGATGCTGCAAGAGCATCGGCATGAGCGCTATGCGTGTCTTCGTCGATCAGGTCTTCGCTGAAGATGTCGTCGAGGCCCGGGAGCGCGGTTTTACGGAGCGCTTCGATGGTGTGGTGGTCTTCGACTTCGATCCGCGTGCGGATGACGGTTTCGACCGTGACGATACGGGGCATGGTGCCTCCTTTTGCTGTTGCAGCCTGCTATGAAGAGCGAGGCGCTTCTTCTTCGGCATGGCTGCGGTCTCTTTGCGGAACTGAGTGTACACCTCCAGCGAGACATGCTCCCAGCCTTCCTTTTCAGGCACTGGGCGCATATTCATGTCCCAGGTGCGGGTCATGCGACTTTCTCGGTGGATGAAGTAGTATCGCCCGCCAACCATGGGTTTTTCAGCGTTACCGGTGTTCCAAGTGCGTTTGCGGGCCATACAGCCTCCTTTAGCGGTGTCGTTTGAACTTGTGGAACTCGGCCAAGGCTTTGGCGTGCACTCGTGTGTACACAGCGTCGTCCTCGACCAGTTTGTCGTCGGTGAACAGGCAGAATTCGAATTCTTCCTGCTCAGGTGGTTCGGCGTCGCCCATACCGCTGCCGGTTACTCGCAACGGACAGGGTGCCCGGTAATGCGTTACTCGACAGTGGTAGGTCTCTTCGCCGTCATGCAGGATGAAGTCAACTGCCATGATGGTGCTCCTGGCTGTCGATAGCCGCTACTGGCATGTCAGCCTGGTGTTGGTACTTGCCTTCGTAGCGCCGGTGCTCTTCAGTCTCGCTGAACAGCACTTGGGCAATACCAGCACCGGCTGGGATTATCAACTCACCTTCACCGTGGTAAACCAGCTCCAAGGTCAGGTATCCGTTCCAGCCAGGCTCGATAACCGTGTTGAACACACTCAAGCCACGCCGCGCCCAGGTGGACTTGTCGTGGACCACGCCAACCAGATTGGCCGGCATCTTGAAGCGTTCGATGGCTGAAGCCAAGGCAAAACGACCTTTCCGGTACACTGTATCTGCTAATACATAGCGGCCGTCGTCGCCTTCGCGAAACAGGATTTCCTGCTTGATGCGGATGTCATAACCCGCTTCGCCCAGGCCGTAGCTGGTGCCGCCCGGGGCGACCATCTTGCCGAAGGCCATATCGAAGATCGGCGCTGCTTCCAGCAAGGCCTTGCCATTGATGATCATGCTTGCTCCTGTAGATGTTGTTGGAAGGTGGCCACACGGTCAGCCCAGTTGGCCGGCATAGTTACTGGCCCCATGAACAGCCCGACGTAACATTGCTCGTCGTGCTCATAGATACGACGCAGCTGCCAGTAGCGTGGGTCCGTGGCCTTGACCAAGTCACACTGAGGCAACCACCACCAGTGCCCTGAAGTTGGACACTGGTCAGTTACGCTCATGGTTTCCGAGACGCCCAAAGCGGCCACCGACTCATAGGTACGGATAGCCTGGCTCACACCACTTCCTCGAAAGTGGCTGTGGCGTGGCTGATACCGGGCAGCTCGCCGCGCTGGATCATTTCTTCCAGCTTATCGTCGATCAGCTCCTCGTAGGTTTCCCCCGACAACTCTTTACCAGAGCCATCGGGCATGTTCAGACACACTTGGATGATTACTTGGCTCATGCGGCTTTCGCCTCCTTTTCGCGGACTTTCTTGATGTGGGCGGCGCACAGCTCCACGATCTGGTCCTGGTTTGCCGCTACCGGCAATGTCAGGGCGTGCGCCCAGGACGGGTAGAACAGATCAAGCTGGGCGCCAATCTTCACAGTTGGGTGTTGCAGTTCAGGCAGTTCCTGCCAGCTCATTTCCTCTACCAGAGCGTTGTTGACCCACTCGATCACCTCCGGTTTCTGGCGCATGACCAGATAGATGGCATCGTGAATGAGGGCAACGATCTTGCAGTCGTAGCGATAGGGGCTGGCGCGCAGGCGCTTGCGGAATGCCACGGCGGCTCGGTTGTTGAGTAGACCATAGGACTGGCCCATGGCGTTACCCGCGGTCCTGCCTTCGGCCTTGGCTTGCGCTGGTGTCGTCTTGCTGCGCATGAGGGACTTCTTCAGCGCCGGGGTACGCAAGCGCAACCCGAACGCCACCGTGACGTAGCCATCGGTTTCGGCCTGCTTGACGCGCGCCGCGATGTACTCATCACTGACCTTGTACAGGTCGTGGTAGTTCTTCTCGATGCGCTTGGCCTTGGCCTCTGGCCAGCCCAGGTTCTTCATCATGCCCATGTAGGTCCCGCCGTAGGTCAGCAGGAACGTTGGTGCCTTGCTGTCCTGGCGGAACGGTTCGGGCAGGTCCTTGATGCTGTTGACCGACTTGGGGTCCTTCAGGTCGATAAAGTGGCCCAAGGCCTCCAAATCTTCCTTGAAGTAGAACGCGGCGCGCAGTGAATGTCCGTCGAACCCTTCTTCGTAGACCTTGAGCTTGTTGGGGTCCTTGGTTGTGAGTGCCGATATGTAGTCTTCCAGCGAGTTGAAGTCCGCGCCGGCGAACACCCAGCCCTTGGCTGCCATGAACAGTTCCTTGACCAGCTTGCCATAGGCGCTACCTGCCGGAATGTTCTGCATGTTCGGGTCAGAACTACTGAGGCGACCGGACTTGGTCCCGCCGAGGTTGAATGCCCCGTGCAGGTACTTCATACCGTCCGCTTTCAGCTGCCCATTTTCGAATGCAGGCATGAAGGCTGCCAGGATTTTGGACACTGCAGACCAGTCCATCAGCGCCTTCAAGAAGGCAATGTGGGGCTTGGCCTTGTCGTGGTCCAGCAGCTTTTCAATGGTGCCGCTACCCGTGGCAGGCTGGCCGGTGTCGGTCAGGTCCAGGATTGGTAGCTCCATGAACTCGTACAGCAATTGCGCAAGTTGCTGGCCACTGCCTGGGTTGAACGACACATACCACTTCTCGTTCGGGTCCGACCACTTGGTGATCGGATGCACCGTGTTTTTCAGGCTGGCGTTCTTCTTGTCCATCTCCTTGGTTTGCAGCCAGAGATTCAGCTGCGGCACCAATGGATGGGCCATCATCGTGTCCCAGTAGCCCTGTTGCAGGCCTTCCAGTTTCACCTTGGTTTCGGTGATTTTACGCGGGCACATTGGCATGCCGGACAATTCAATGTCGATCAGCAGTGTGAGCGAGTCCCGGAATAGGCCGTTGTACAGTTCCAGCTGCTGATCATCCCGCATGATCGGGTACATCTTCTCGGCAAGCCAGAAAGTGGACAGACAGTCAACGCCGTTGTATTCCAACAGCTTATCGGTGGGAATCAGCCTGATATCGTGGATATCGTCGACGGCATAGTTGCCCGCGAACGATTGAGCCAGGAACTTCAGTTTCAGGTTGTTACCAGCACAGCTATTGGTGGCCAAATAGGCCATAACCCTGGTGCAGTGCAGTGCCTTCGACATAATGTCGATACCGCGGCATTGCCCCGGCAAGTCCAGCGGGTCGTCCATCCACAGGTTGTAGACGATGTGTTTCACGTCAAACACCGCGTGGTGGAAGATCAGAGATCCTTCATAAGTCTCGAAAAACTCCCGCAGCAATGCTCGGCGCTCTTCGTTGTCCCGGCGCACACAATGGTGCCCTTCATCGGTGACAAAGGGCAGTTCCATCAAATCCACCTTAAAAGCGTGGAAGTGGTGTTTGTCGTAGGCAAAGGCGATGGTACCGATGCCCGCTTCGCTCAAACCAAGGCCAAAGGCCTCAATGTCACAGGTCAGGCGCGGATACTGCTTCAGCAGGTTCAGCGAGTGTCGAATCGCTTCGATACTGTCGGGGTAAAACGCCCCGTGGATGATCCCGGTGCCCGGATCTTGGTAGCGGCCGTACTTGTGATCGGTCAGGGCCTTGAGGCCTACCGTCAACAACGGGCGCTTGTCTTCAGCGAACACCAACTGCTGGTAGTTGATACCGTAGACCACCTGCATGTGTTCGGCGCCAGGCACCACACAGGGCAACACGTAGCCCAGGTAAATGTCGGCCTTCTTCATGCCAGTCAAGGCCTTGAAGTAGGTGGCGTCGCACACGTACAGGTATTTGGTGCCCAGGCGGTTCAAGGTGCTGCCTAGTTTTGGCAGGTACTCTTTTACCGTCTTGGCAGACACTTTCTTCGCGTCGTCGTATTCCAGAGTCATTGCAATGATCTGGTCCAGGGGAACACCCATACGCACAAGCGGATCGGCGTAATACGACTGCATAA